TATATTTCAATTTTATATAATAAAAAGATTTTAAAAATTATAATATTACGCAAATAATACAAAAATATACACACCTAATTGCTATACGCAAGTCCTCCCATTCCACTCATAATACGGAGGACGTTGTAGTTGACGGCGAAGACCTTAAGGTTGAGGGCGGCATTGGTATGATTGGGATTAGCAGTAGAGTAAGTGAGTTGGAGAACAGCATTATCGATACGAGAAAAGTTGCAAGTACCGCTGGGTTGGTGCTCCTCAGGGGAAAGAGCAAAGCTGTAGCTGTAGATAAACTGGTTGCGGTAGAATCTTGTAGCAGCATCTGCACCATCTAATTCAATTTCAGCAGTGGTACGAGGAACACGTTGATGGTGTTCGTAGTTCTGGACCTTGCGGAAATAATCGGCATAACGGACAGAGAAACGATCGTGACCGTTGAGTTGGAGTTTACCTGTAGCAAAAGTATCAAATGTAGCTGCAGTACCAGCACCAGTGCTAAAGTTCATGTAGTTCCACACTCCAGCTGCAGTAGCTGCAGGAAGAGATGATAGACGATGAACCCAGATAAGTTCCTTAACAGGGTGATTGAAGTTAAGATTTACATTCTTATTAGAATCACCAGCAGCAATTGTTTCATCACCAGTAAATTGAACTTGTTCAATGAGGTACTCGTGGCTGACCTGGGCAAAGCGACGGCGCTCATCAGTATCAAGATAAACGTAGTCAACATAGAGCTTGATACTAACAGCATTGGTAAATGCACCAGTATCAGTTGTTAAACTACCAACACTATTAAGTTCAAGGTTAAGCTTAACTTCGTGGTACTGGAGAGCAATAAGGGGAAGAGCAAGACCAGGGTTGCGGTTGAACCAGAATTGGAGAGGAACATAAAGACGAATATCAGATTGATAGTTAGTACCAGTTGGAATTACTGTTCCTTGTAAATTATTACCAACCATATTGTCATAACCAGCACGCTTGCCAGCAGGCATAGTAAGCTCAGTCCAGATGTTCATCCACTCACCATATTGACGATCAATGAGTTGACCACCAATCTCGATTTCGGCTTGTCTGACCATGGCATTACCAACACCATATACCCATAATGAACCACCGGCTTGATAGGGGAGAACAACCTCAAGATACATCTGTTGAATAAGATCACCATTACGGCTGATGGTAGCGGTTACACGCTTTCCGAAGTCAGCTTGACCGTTGAAGGTCTGTTCGATAGACTCAACGGCGAAGTTGGTGTGGCGACGGTATACGACCTTGAAGAAAGTGATTTGAGGATTACCAGTAAGGTAGACATCCTGAGCGCCATAGGCGACGAGTTGCATAAGACCTCCAGACATTTTAGATTAGATAAAGATTGAAATTATACTTTATTATAATATTATTATTCTAGAAGAATTATGAAATAAACTTATCTAGTAAATACATTATCATATGAAACTTATAAAATATACACTAATTAAATTAGTTTGTAATTTTAGATATCGAAAAAAATAAATTTTAAATTATTATGGAAAATATGGAAAATATGAAAAATATGGAAATATGGAAACTTTCTTAAAAATATTAGAATAATGTTTTTATAAATGTATGGAAATATTCAAAAAATTATTGGAAAAATATTATAAATATAATGCAATATAATGCAATATAATGCAATATAATGCAATATAATGCAATATAATGCAATATAATGCACTTCTAATTGCTATACGCAAGTCCTCCCATACCACTCATAATACGGAGAACATTGTAGTTGACAGCATAGACGTTAAGGCTGAAAGAAGTGGAGTTAAGAGCAGGTTGGTAAGCACGACCGGTAGAGTCAACACCAGCAGTACCACCGTTAGCATTGTAAGTGAGTTGGAGAACAGCGTTGTCAATGCGGGAAAAGTTGCAAGTTCCGGAGGGTTGATGCTCCTCAGGGGAGAGGGCAAAGCTGTAGGAATAGATGTACTGCTTGCGGTAAACAGAAGTATTAAAGAGTGTGTTTGCTGCAACTGCAGCAGCAACACCAGCAGTTGCAACAACACCATTGAGCTCAGTACCTACACGGGGAACACGGGTGTGGTGCTCGTAGTTCTGAACCTTGCGGAAATAGTCAGCAGTACGGACAGAGAAACGGTCGTGACCATTGAGTTGGAGGAGACCAGTTTGGAAAGAATCAGCACCAGCAGCAGTAGAGTTCTCACCAGAATAGTTGAACCAGCAGCAATTTCCAAGAGTAGTTCCAGAGGCGTTATGGAGAGCAGTGGTGTGTACCCAGATAAGTTCCTTAACGGGGTGGTTGAAGTTTAGGTTGATATTCTTGTTGGTTGAGGCAGCAGCAATAGTTTCAGCACCAGTGAACTGAACTTGCTCAATGAGGTACTCGTGGCTGACTTGGGCAAAGCGACGGCGCTCATCAGTATCAAGATAAACGTAGTCAACATAGAGCTTGCAAGAAAATCCAGAAGAGGGTTGAGTAGCAGATGCACCATTAACATTGACTAGGTCAGCAAATGCACGGAGTTCAAGATTAAGTTTAACCTCGTGGTATTGGAGAGCAATGAGGGGAAGAGCAAGACCAGGGTTACGGTTGAACCAGAACTGGAAAGGAACATAAAGGCGATTTACAACAAGAGAGTTAAGATCACCAATCTGGTTGTTGTTTCCAGGAAGATTACCAACCATGACATCATAACCATCACGCTTGCCAGCAGGAACAGTAAGCTCGGACCAGATATTCATCCAGTCACCATATTGACGATCAATGAGCTGACCACCAATCTCAATCTCAGCTTGCTTAACAAGAGCATTACCAACACCATAAACCCAGACGTTGGAAGCAGATCCGGCAACACCACTAACAGCGGGAAGAACTAGCTCGAGATACATCTGTTGGATTAAATCACCATTACGGCTGATGGTAGCGGTTACACGCTTTCCGAAGTCAGCTTGACCGTTGAAGGTCTGCTCAATAGACTCAACAGCGAAGTTGGTGTGACGACGGTATACGACCTTGAAGAAAGTGATTTGGGGATTACCAGTTAGGTAAACATCCTGTGCGCCATAGGCGACGAGTTGCATAAGACCTCCAGACATTTTAAATTAGATATAAGATTGAAATTATACTTTATAATAATATTATTTTTCTAGAAGAATTATGAAATAAACTTATCTAGTAAATACATTATCATATGAAACTTATAAAATATACACTATTTTGATTATTTTTCTATTAATGATATCGGAAAAAATAAATAAAAAACATTTAATAAAAACATTATGAATTTGTTTTTCAAAATATTTTTAATTTTATATTCTAGAAGAATAATCTAATCTAGAATAATCTAATCTAGAATAATCTAATCTAGAATAATCTAATCTAGAATAATCTAATCTAGAATAATCTAATATAGAATAATCTAATCTAGAATAATCTAATCTAGAATAATCTAGAGAATGAAAGAATATATTCTAGGTAATATTTTTGGTATTACCCAAGTATTAATTGGACACCCTTTTGACACATTAAAAACTAACTTGCAAAATTCTAGAGATATTAAAATATTCATCAAAAATCCAATCCAATTATACCGTGGTATAACATATCCTTTACTAATGAATAGTATTGGCACGTCTTTTCTTTTTGGTAATTATGATTATTTTTATAAACAAACTAATAATAGACTTATTGCAGGTATGCTTACTGGAAGTATAAGTGCTTTTATTTTAACACCATTTGATTATAAAAAAATCCAATTGCAAACTAAATCTGTCCAAGATCAATCTCAATTTATAAAATCAGAAACATTATCAGAAATAGTTAGAAAATATTATAAGGGATTTGGATATACATTATGTAGAGAAATTACTGCTATACCAATATACTTTTATTCATATCATTATTTAATTGAATATACTAATCCATTTATTGCTGGTGGTATTGCAGGTGTTAATAGTTGGTTATTTACATATCCTATTGATACATTAAAATCACGCAAACAATTATATCAAAATAAAACTTTAAAAGAAATGATTAAAATGGGTAGTCTATATAATGGACTAACAATTACACTAATTAGAGCATTTGTTGTAAATAGTAGCAGTTTTTATATGTATGATTTAATAAAAAAATTACATTTACAAGATTAATAATTTTAGTAATTTTAATAATTATAATATTTTTTATCAGTATCAGTGCTTACTCCAGTAAATTTTTCACTAAGACTTTTATTATAAAATAAATATGGTGAATAAATATTTGATGTACCAGAAAAATTAGTTTGAACTATATTAGTAGATGGTCCTCTCATTGCTGAACTCATAGAAATACCTTGAGATGTTAATACACTCATATCAGCACCAGCATTTAATAATGCAATTGTTTGTGATGGAGATAATGTAGGAACAGTCGC